TTTAGTGAAGGCAAAGATGGTCAATGGTCTAAAAATAAACCAAAGGCTAAATCGTGGGTAACTGCATGAGAGGGAAGAAACCGATGAATTGTGTTATGGAACTTATTACTAGGATTAGTATTTTTAGGGGCAAATAAATATGGTGATTATATTACTGATAAGTGCCCGCAGGCAGAGTACGCCTGTCCAAAAATATGTGACGTGGATCACAAACATCTACCAATAGAGGAGTGTAAGAATGGCAAAAACAAAAAGAGCAGACCAAGTAAGGCAACTATACAAACTCTCGAACAATTGGACGAGAAGGCAGTGGGAGTTCATAAACCAGAAGGGTTATGATTTTGCCCATGATGAGCAGTTGTCTCAGGAAGAAAGAGATCTTCTAGATGATCAAGGTATGCCTACATTTACAATTAATAGGATACTCCCTGTTGTTGAGATGCTTAATTTTTATGCTACAGCTAATAATCCTAGATGGCAAGCAATAGGAGTAGAGGGTTCTGATGCTGATGTAGCATCTGTCTTTGGGAATCTAGCGGATTATATATGGAACTTATCTGATGGATCTACTCTATATTCTAATGCTATAAATGATGCTATATGTAAAAGTGTTGGGTATATACTTGTTACTGTAGATCCAGATCAAGATAACGGCTTAGGTGAAGTGATATTAAAACAACCAGAGCCATTTGATATTTATGTAGATCCTAAATGTAGAGATATGTTGCTTAGGGATGCTGCTTTTATACTTATTAGAAAAGTATTGCCTAAGAATCATCTTATTAAATTATTCCCAGATCATAAAAGAAAGATTAATGCTGCTTCTAGTGATGAAAATAATCAATATGGCTGGAGTGAAAGATCTATGGGGGACAGAACTCAAGAACTGTTTGCATATAATGATAATGCCGATGAAGCTCAGGCTATAAGCTCAAAGGGTGAGATAGATACAATGGTGGAGTTTTTTGAGGTCTATGAGAAACTTAAGGTTCCACATGTAAATGTCTTCTATAAAATTCCTCCTAACAAGAGAGAATTAGATCAAATGAAGCAGCAAGTTCAAGTAAAGATGAAAGAAATGCAAGCTGAGATGGAGGTTCAATTACTAGAACAGCAACAGCAAATGGAAGCAGCTGTGCAAGCAGGAGAAATGCTCCCTGAGAGATATGAACTTGAGATGCAAAAGGCTCAAGAAATGATGCAACAGCAATTACAAGTAGCTGAGCAGGAATATATGAGCCAGTTGCAGAATGAGGCATCTAAGATTGAGAATCAGGTAGTGAGCGAGAAGGAATTTAATGTATTAATGGATGATGAGATCTTTTCCCAGAATGTAGTTGGGCAGATGAGATTTCATGCAAATAGAATAAAACAAACATGCATAGCTGGTGATAAACTTTTATATGAAGAGATTCTTCCTGAAAATATTACTGACTATCCCTTAGTGCCATTTCATTACAAATGGACTGGGACACCTTTTCCAATGAGTGCTGTATCACCTCTTGTAGGCAAGCAAAGAGAATTAAATAAATCACATCAGATTATGGTGCATAATGCATCTCTTGGTAGTTCATTGCGCTGGATGCATGAAGAAGGGTCTATAGACATGGATTACTGGGAGAAATATTCTTCGTCTCCTGGTGCCTTATTGCCTGTTAGACCTGGTGCTACTCCTCCTACCGCAGTGCCTCCAGCGCCACTTTCTAACGCTTTCTTCACTATAGTGCAGGAAGGAAAGACAGATATGGAGTATCTTGCTGGTATATATTCTTCTATGCAGGGAGATACTCAACAGCAACATGAAACATTCAGAGGTATGTTGGCATTAGATGAATATGGAACTAGAAGAATTAAGCAGTGGATGCAGCATTCAATTGAGCCTGCATTACGCCAGCTTGGTAGGCTAGTTATGCAATTCTCCCAGGCAGTGTACACAGCTAATAAAAGATTTAGAATTATTCAGCCCTCAGCTATACAGGAACAAAGAGAGACTGAAATCAATATACCTCTATATAATGATATGGGAGAAGCAATAGGAAAGTCTATGGACTACGCATCTGCTAAGTTTGATGTTACTATAGTAGCTGGCTCTACTCTTCCTGTCAATAGATGGGCTTATCTTGAAGAATTAAAGCAACTTATGCAGCTAGGAGTGGTGGATGATATAGCTGTTCTCGCTGAAACTGATCTTAGGAATAAGGAAGGCATTGCAAAGAGAAAGAGCATGTATGCTCAGCTACAAGGGCAATTAGAACAAATGGATGAACAGATTAAAGATCAGGCTGGGACTATAGAAACATTAGAGCGTCAACTAGTTCAAGCTGGTATTAAAGGTAAGGTTATGCAGGGAGCTATGGAACTTGAAAAGAATAAGCAGGATATACGTGGCTCCAGGCAATCAGCCCTACTTGAAACTGAAGCTCAGCAGAAATTATTACAAAATATAAGAAAAAATGATCGCGATGTTGCATCTGAAAAAATGGATATGGCAATTGAGCGTTCTGTAAATAATGAGAAAAAAGATTAAAAACTTCTTGCATTTTAGCATTAAATGCTATATAAGTTTGTAGACTCTTAAATAAGGAGATAAACCATGACAGAAGAAACAGCCCAAAGTAACCCAGAAACTGCACAAGATGCAGTATTTGGCTCTGAGGGAAACGACTTCTTTGAAGCGCTTGAAAATGATGTCAATGGCGCTATACAAGATGATGTTAACCCCTCTGAGGTAACCCCTCCTCTACAAAGTGGCTCCGAACAGGTAACCCACGTCAAAAGCGAGGAAGGCTCCAATAACGAGAAGCAGGTAGATTGGGAGCAACGATATAAAGATTCAACAAGAGAAGCTCAGCGTTTACACGGTGAGATGTCTGAGTTGAAGCCCTTTATCCCTGTTCTCGACGCAATGAAAAATGACAGTGGTCTTGTAGACCATGTTCGTAATTATCTAACAAGTGGCGGCAAGCCTTCGGCAACAATCCAGGACCAACTTGGACTAGGCGAAGACTTTGTCTTTGATGCTCATGAAGCAATGTCTGATGGAAAATCAGACTCAGCAAAACTAATGAATGCTCATGTGGACCGCATGGTCCAGTCAAGAGTTGGTCAAATGATTGGTGCTGAAAAGAAAAGAGCCTCTGAAACACAAGCCGAGATTAATCGGAAAAGTGAAGAAAAGGCATTTCGTGAAAAGCATGGCATGACCGATGAAGAGTATGAAGGTTTTGTTGGTAAGGCTAAGGATCATATCTTGACTTTAGAAGATATACATTATCTTTTAAATAAAGAAAAGACAGCAGCCAATACAGCAAATTCTACTAAAAAGGATATGCTGAATCAGATGAAAAATGTACGCAACATACCTACAAGCGCCAGTGGAGCAAACTCGCAAGGCTCAAAAGAGCAAAGTATAGAAGATAATGTCTTTAATGCTTTGAAGAGCGTTGACGATACTTTAGACAACCTGTTCGAGTAGGCGCAACAAAAAGCTTAACAGTTTTTGCCTTCTCTGAACTTAATTAAGGAGACAGACAATGGCTGACGTATTATATGGGGGCAATAGCTACAGTAGTTATGGTAGTATTGGTTCCTTTAGTGACGCAGATAGTCCTGGCTCAAGCGGCAGTAATTTAGATACTGGCGATCTTAGACGGAAGTTTAATTTCGGTGATCGAGTATCTGAATTAGCCCTGGCCCAGGATCCGTTCTTCCGTTTTGTTTCTATGGCAGCAAAAAAGCCAACCGACGATCCTCAGTTTAAATTTACTGAGAAACGCGGTTCGTGGAATAAGCGATATGCCTATGTAACAGGATGGGTAGAAAATAATAATGTAGATGTGCTTGGTGGTACTGTCGGTGATGCAGATTTAACTGCATACAATGATGGTGGCGCTCCAGGTAGTTTGGCTGCAGGTGATACATTTAAATTGTATATGGCTGGCGATTATAAATCAGCTGGTAACATACAGAATGTATATGGTCAATCTAGTGGTGCTATTGCAATTGGCGCTAGCGGTACTCGTCCAGCTTTCTTTATCCCAGGACAAATAATCAAGGTTCCTATGTCCAGCAGTGATGGTGGTGGCACAGGTGGTGAATATTTGTTAATGAAAGTTACAGCAGTAACAGATGGCCTGACAAAGGATTCTCGTGAATGTGTTCAATTAGATTGTGAACTTATTCGTGATATAATTACTTCAGGTTCTATCTATATTGCTGGATGGTCTGGTGATGATGTAGACACTCAAGTATATGATGAATCTATCTCATCTTCACTTGAAAATGAGCGCACTTATGTTGTTGGCTCTACTTTCGATAAGGGTACTGGTTATCCAGAAACTTGGAAAGACCAGCCTTATTCAACTGGATATGGACAATGTCAGATCTTTAAGACTTCAATGGTTATGGATAACACTGATCGTG